CTCTTTATTAATGATTCATAATGCTTGGGGAGGAACTCAAGGAGAAGCTAAAGATATGAGAAAGCAGGCTGAAATTCTTGAAAAAATTACAAATGAAATTGCTGAAGTATATGTTAAGAAAACCAAAATTCCATACAACGAAATTGTAGAAATGATGGATGAGGAAACTTGGCTAACAGCACAAGAAGCAGTAGCATTAGGGTTCGTGGACTCCATCTCCGAGCCTATTAAAGTGGCTGCTAAGTATGATGTTTCAAAATATAAGAACATCACAAATAAAAAGGTGGAACAAATTTTAAGTTTAACAAAAAAAAGAGAAATCAAAATGACAGAAGAATTAAAAACTTGGTTTAACTCAAAGGTTGAGGAAATCATTGCTAAGGTAAAAGATAGTAAAGATGTTGAAACTGTTGAGTCTGTTAATGTTGAGGTAAAGCTTGCTGACAATGAAGAAATTATGAATAAATTTTCTGATTTAGACGGGACTATATCAAAACTTAACAATTCTATTGGAGAATTAGAGGGAGAAAAAGAAACTCTAATTGCAGAAGTAGAAAGAATGAATGCTTTATTAAGTAAGGCAGATGCAAAAGGTACGGATGTGTCTACAGACGGAGACCCTAGTGTAGTAGAAAATAAAGTTGTAGACATTAACGCATCATTCTTCGACAACTTAGTCGGAATGATAAAATAATTAATTTAAAAAATAAGAAAAAATGGCAAATTTAGCAGATAATGGTTTAGGGGGTACTTATGTAGGTGGTTACGCAGCAGGAATCCTTTTAGAGCCAATGTTCCGTTCAGATGAAATTATGAGAAATTACACTCTTTATCCGAATGTAAAGTACAAGCAGAACATTATGATGGCAAACAAATTAACAGACATCACAGCAATTAATGATGGATGTGGAGCAAACCTTTGTACAGGGGCAAACTTGAACGATTTTGATATTACTCAAAAAGTTCTTGAAGTAAAAAATGTTTCAGTTAAACAAACTCAATGTTGGGATGAGTTCAAAGCAGAAGTAATTAGAGAGTCTTATAATGCAGGTATCAATATGCCTGACTTAAACGGAACTCAATTAGCACAAATTATTGGGAAAAGAACACAGCAAGGTATCCAACACGATACAATTAGAAATATGTGGGCAGGAGATTCTGCTTTAGTAGGGGCTAACGCTAACTGTTCTTATGGTTCAATGGGAGATGGTCTATGGAAATTATTATCTGTAGCTACTGCGATTGGTGGTGCAACAGGATTAAGAGAATTTACAGCAGCAACTACAGCAGCAGCTAATCTTGTAGCAGTAGGAGCGACTATAACACCTGCAGATGCAGAATTATTATTAAGAAGTGTATTTGATGGAGCACCTGCAGAATTACAACAAACTCCTGCAGGAGAAAAGAAAATGTTTGTAACTCCAAATATATACAATGCTTACTTTGGTGCTTTAACAGCACTTTCCCCTTCAGTAGGAGCAGTTGATTACGGACACTCAGAAGCTCAATCAGGAGCTAATTATACAACATTAAGATTCAGAGGTGTAGAGGTTGTTCCAATGTATGAGTGGGATACTTCATTTACTGCATTAGCAGCAGCACCACCTGCATTATTTACTACTACAGGAGCTAATCAGAGTACTCAAGGTTGTATTTATGCAGCTAAATCTAACTTATTTATAGGTTCAGATGTTACTGCTCCTGAGAACAACTTCAAAATGTTCTATGACGAGTCAGCAGAAGATATGAAAATTAGAGCTTACTTTACTATGGGCTTCCAATTCGGTTGGAACTCTTTAGTAAATGGAGGAATGCTAGTATAATCAATTAATAGAAGTGGGGGCGTCAAAACCCCCACAACTTTAACCTTAAAAAAATAAAATAAAATGGCAATAGATACAGGTATAGCATTAGATTGTGCAGCATTAGTAGAAGTAGGAGGATTAAATAATATTTTTGTAACAGATATTGAAAACTTAACTGCGGTAACAGAAGGAGCAGCAGGAACTCACGAGTATACAGCACTTACTTATGGGACTTGGGCAATGTTTCAGTTAAAACCAAATACAGCAACTTGGGGAACAACTTCCACTAAAGAAAATGGTGTTACTAAATTTGAAACTACAGTTTCTTGGTATATTCCAAATATTACTTCAGCAACATCTGCAATATTAGAAAATATGAAAAACAAGTGTATTGTAGCAGTTGGAGAATTTAGAAGTGGAACTAGTTTGACTTGTGGTATTAGTGAAACTTATCCAGGAACAGGAGCAGGTGCAGAATATTGGAAGTACAATAAAACTTATGCTTCAATGACACTTGAATCTACAAGTGGAGCTGATTTTGTTGATGGAAATGGAGCTACAGTTACTTTAGTAGCAACTTCTTTTGAAACTCCAAGAACTTATGCAGGAACAATTACTTATGCAGCAACAAATGACCAAGCAGCATTAGCATAGTCTGAAACTGCTGAGTTAATTAAATAATAAAAGCGAGAGGCGTAAAAACCTCTTGCTTATATTTTTTTGCATATGTGTAAGTGTAATGAAAAAAATAGTGTAGATTTACAAATAATTAAATTATATTTAAGTATGGCAAAGTATGAGGTAAAAAAGAAGTGGCTAGGAAAGGGTTCTTGTAGTCAATTTCAAGACGGAAATGGAGGTACTATGACTATATGTTGGGATAATGCTAGCGAGTCAGATATAGCTAGAGCTTACGAAGAATTCAATAACGCAGAAGCTTTTATAAATAAAACGGAGAAATCAAGTGAGAAAAAAATCAGTAAAGCCAAAAAGCCAAGTAAAGACATCATCGAATAGTAAGGATAATGTATATGAGTTTGGTGTATTTAATTTAGCAGTACCTCAAAATATATCAGAACCAAAAAATATTAAAACTCTTAGTACTAAGTATGTTCCATTTGGAGATGATAACTTATTTCCTCAGTATTTAGCTGAGTTAAAAAGAAAATCATCTACTAATCGTTCAGTACTTGCTCAGAAAACTATATTCACAAGTGGTGCTAAGTTTGTCTGCAACAATCCTGAACTTGAAAGGTTTGTAGAAGATGTAAATGCAGACCACGAATCATTAAGAGATGTTTTTAAAAAACTTGCTGATGATTACTATACATTTGGAAACTCTTATATGGAGTGCGTTATATATGATGGAGGTATAAATCTATATCATTTAGACGCAACAAAAGTAAGAATTTCAAAAACCAATAAAGAAATATATATCAATTCTGATTGGTGTAGATATTGGGACAATGACGAAAAAATAACAAGACTTCCTATATACCCTAGAGTAGCACACAATAAATTTGTAGTTCATTTTAAAGACTACGAACCTACATTCAATTTTTATGGTCTTCCTGATTATGTTGCTGCATTAGAACATATTGCAGTTGATTTTGAAATTGGAAAATGGAATCATACTAAATTTAAAAATGGTTTTCAGCCTTCAGCAATCGTTGAGATTAATGGGGATATGGGAGAAGAAGAAGCTAAGAAATTAGTTAAAGAAGCACAAAAGAAATTTGTAGGAGAGGGAAATAATGGCAAGATTATGTTTATCGTTAAAAACGGAGATACTACTCCTGCTAATATTCAGGTTATAAAAGACGACCAAGAAGGAAGTTGGTTAGACTTACAAAGAGTTACCGACCAAAACATAATAACAGCTCATAGATGGCAACCTTCCTTGAGTGGTATTGTTAGTTCAGGTAAAATGAATAATACAGGAAGTGAAATTAGGATAGCTTATGACTTAGCTATGACTACAGTTATTAAAGACACATCTGAATTACTGTTAAATGGGATTAGAAAGGTTTTATATAATGAGTTAGGATTTGACCCTAAAGACTTAAAAATACATTATGAGCCACCTGTATCTTATGCTAATGAGATAGATGTTAAAACTGTTCTTACCATAAACGAACAAAGAAGAATGTTAGATGAAGACTTGCCAATGCTAGAAAATGGAGATATGTTTATTGCAGACAGAGAGGTAATAATTACTGATGATAATGAGATTGATGAACAAGAGAATTATGAATTGGAAGATGAAGAGGATTATGATGAAACTATAATAAAAGAATAATATGGCAAATTTAAGACAATATATTCCATTAGCAACAGCAGGAGAGGTAATATCTCAATCATTTACTAATGCTAATACAGACCCTTATTTAATATCTAATGACACGATTGTTATGGCTGAATTGGCTCATATAAAATCATTAATAGGTGTTAAGTTTTATGGAGAGCTAAAGCTACAAAACAACGCAGGAACATTAACTACTGCTAATCAAGACCTTATGACTTATTATCTTATTCCTGCTTTATGTTGGATGACTAGATTTGAAGTTATATTAGAAATACAAAATAACAGTTCTTCAGCAGGTGTTGTTACAAATTTAGACGAGTTTGCTGCTGCAGTTAGTCCTGCCGAATTAAACGTATATAGACAAAGTACTTATAGGAAAGGTCAATTATTTTTAACTGATATGATGGATTATATAAATGGAACTGACCAAGCAGGATTGTTTCCTACTTATGATGCTAACAAAGGCTGTTCAGGTAATGAGGTTTGGAAAAATCATGGAATAATAATGTATGATAGTATATATGATAGAAATATGTATGGTGTTTGTGGCTCTTGCTATAACAATGGCTATAATAATACCTATAATAACGATTGTAATTGTAATTAAAAAATTATAAAATGGCAAGTAACGAACACGCATATTTAAGTGAACCTAATCTTCATAATCCTAAAGGATTATCTTTAGCCAATAATGATACTTTATGCTCTAAGAATAACTCAGGACAATTAGAGTGGGTAAGTAAATCATATATAAAAACAGATACTATTATCAATACGGGGTACTGTACTTTAGCTACTAATTATAAATTTCCATCTTCAGTTAATAATAACAATAAAGCTCCATTTGATATGAATCAAGATTATGGCAGCCCTACAATAAGTTCTGTAACTTTAGTAAACCAAAACCTATTCTTTAGAATCTTTGCTCCTTGTGCATCTCAAGATGCTGTAATAAATAGATGTAGAATTCAGGTTACAAATGATGCAGATGTAGACACTACGTTTTCTGTGGCTTTAGTAAAGTATACGCCTATTAATTCAGCAACAACAGTATACCCTACTGTTTTATTTGAAAAGGTAGTTCAAGGAATGGATAGTAATGATAAGGTACTTACAACTGATTTAATAGTTCCTAGTGACTTTACAAATACAAATATATCTAAAGGAGACCATATTTTTATAATGGCTAAGGGAATTGTGGATGGAGAACTTACCTCAGTAGGAAGTGCATCTACAGTAACAGTAATAACAGAGTTAGGGTATTCTACAAATTAAATGAAAACAACAATACAAGATAGCGTGAAAGAAACAGTACTACTTTGGACAACAAATTTAGGAGCAATAGGAATAGGAATTGCAGACTTTAATGCTATATTGACTACAATATCACTTAGCTTAGCTATAATAATTACATTATATAATCAATATAAAAAAACAAAAAAATAAAATAAAATGGCAACAACAATAACACCAAGCGATTTTTCTGTATCTATAAACGATTCTATAGTTTTAAATTCCAACTCTTATGGTGGAACATCATCTTATGTAGCTAATGATTGTGATGCTGCAGACCAAAGAATATTTAATGTAGCTCTAAAAGCTGCTGAAGGAGCTTTAACCTGGACTAATTTATTTTGGTATCAAACAGCTAATCAACAAGGTCAAGGTATAGCAAGTCAGTTTAAATACGTAAGAGTAACAAACTTAGACGACGAAAATTATATTCTATTGAATATTGAGTCTCAAACAGCAAATAACTCTATTACAGTAAAACTAGAAGCAGGGGAATCATTTTCTTTACAGAATGGAAAACTATTAGCTTCTACTAGTGCAATAGCAGAATCATACCCTGTCCCTGTAGATGTTGAATTTATAAAGGCTGCTGCTGATACGGCTGCAGTAGATGTAGAAATTTTAACAGTACTTAAGACTACGTGATAAAAATAATAAAAGAATTTATATTAAAGATGATTAAAGAAGAGTGCAATAAAGAAAAAGCAGGTCTCTTAATTATTCGAGATACGTTTACAGAAAATTCAGTTATAGGTAAGCTCTACTGTAATGGAGAATTTATTTCCCATACTTTAGAATTGCCTTGGAATAACAATAAAAAAAGAGTATCTTGTATACCTAAAGGAGATTACAAATGCAGGGTAAGATTAGCTAGAGAGAGCGGAAGCAGAGACTATGTTCACTTGCTAGTAGAGAATGTAGATAGCCGTTCTCACATCTTATTCCACAGGGGTAATGTCCCATCCGATAGCAAAGGATGTATATTAACAGGCTCTCATAGAGCAGAAGAACCTGACAAAATTTTAGATAGTAAAATAGCTCACACTTATTTAATGAAATATATATTAGGTAAGAATCTAAGTTTAAACATAAATTTAATAATTAAAAACAGATAAAATGAAAAAATTTCTAAGTAAGTTCTTAATCGGACAAATGTTCAAGAGTAAAAAGTTTTGGTATGCAGTAGGTT